CAAATGGTAGAGGAGGCACTGGTGTTGTAATTGTTAGCGCTCCAGCAGACGCAACCTTAACTGTTGCACCAGGAACAAACACAACATCAACTGCTCCCGGTGGAGAAAAAGTAGCGACATTTACAGTGTCGGGGACACTTACAGTAGAATAATGGCATCTTTTGCAAAATTAAAACCAAGCAACAATGTTGTTCTTGACGTAATAAAAGTTGGTAATGATGTACCAACATCTAATGGTCCTTTAGGGGATAACGACATGCATGTTGATGGAGAAACTTATTGCACAAATACTTTTGGTGGAACTTGGAAACAGTGTTCAGAAACAAATGCATTTAGAAAACAAAATGCAGGAGTAGGTGACACATACGATGCTGTTAAAGATAAATTTATTGTACAACAACCTCATGCTTCATGGACATTAGACGCTAATGATGATTGGCAAGCTCCAGTTACAATACCAACAGATGAGAGTTTAATAATAAGCGATAGTGTTGTTTTAATAAGATGGCCATATTGGAATGAAGAAGAATACAGATGGGAAAGTCATAATATTTTAGCAGATCCAACGGTTGCTTATCATTGGGATACAGATACGGATACTTGGGTTATTAGTTAATCTTTACTTTTTAATTATTATAGGTTAAATATACCTTCTAAGAAAGTATATGAATATAGTAAATTTATTTCCAACACCTGTATGCGTTAAGTATTTAGAACCTTTATCTAAATTAGTTTTACAAAAAATTTTTAAACACGAAACAAAACCTGGTAAGAATACTTATGTTTTAAAAGAGAAATTTCTTAAAGATTTAAAAAAACAAATTGATTCTTTTATTCAAGAATACGTTGATGAAATAATTAAACCCAGTAAAAATTTAAAATTGTATATAACCCAATCGTGGTTAAATTACACAGGTGAAAAACAAAGACACTATACACACTTTCATCCTAATTCTATTATATCTGGGGTTTATTATATAAGTGCTGATCCAAAACTAGATTTTATTTTATTTAAAAAAAATGTTTACGATCAAATAAAAATATATCCTTCAGAGTTTAGTATACATAATTCTGATACTTGGTGGATACCAGCTGCTACAAACAAACTTATTTTGTTTCCTTCTTCTTTAATGCATGAAGTTGGTAATGTTAAAAAAACTTATGGTAAAAGAATAAGTTTAGCTTTTAATGTTTTTGTAAAAGGAGACTTAGGTTCAAAACAAACTCTAACTGAATTAAAAATATGAACATACTAGGGTTACAAAAAAATCATAATTCATCTGTTGCTTTATTTTGTGACTATAAACTAGTTTATTATAATCAAGAAGAAAGATTATCTAAAATAAAAAACGATAGTTTGTTTCCATTACATATTTTAAATGAAATAAAAAAATTAAATATTAAAATAGATAAAGTAGTTGCTACAGGATACAACACTATTGATGCTCATACAATTTATGGGTACATGTATAAAATAGGTTTAATTGATTCTTTTAATTATGAAAATACTTTTCATTTTTATAAATCCCATCATTTAGTCCATGCTGTAAAAGCCATGTACTCTTCTAATATGGAGAAGGCATTAATATTAGTAGCGGACGGAAGAGGCTCTACCTATTTACTAGATAATGGAAAACAAGGTCATGAAGTTTTTTCTGTCTATAACGGCAGCATAGAACATGGATTTGATTGCTTATATAAGAGACTACAAACAACTTTAGAAGGTCATAAAGCTAAAGCAAAACCCGAAGAAATATATGGTTTTGATTTTGTTAGATCTGCAATCACACTTAATAATTTTAAAAATTTTGATGTAGATCATAGACCTGTTTCTGGAGCATTCTATAGTAGGATAACAAATCATCTAGGTTTTAAAACAAACGATGAAGGAAAATTAATGGGATTACAATCTTACGGAAAACCAAACAAAAGAATACAAGAAATATTATCACGGGATGATTTATTTAATAATAAAAATGAAAGAAGTGATGAAGTTAATTTTTCTCTAAACCTTGAAAAATATCCAGAGCTTTATTACCATAAAAAATTAGGCTTTAAACAAATTCATTATGACATAGCATACGAAGCGCAAAAACAATTTGAAAAACAAATGGTTGAAACATTAGACAAATTCGTAACTAACCATAAAAATATAATTATAACAGGAGGCTGTGGTTTAAATGTAGTGTTTAATTATCGACTTAGAAAAGCACTACCTAAAGATATTAATTTATATATCGACCCGTTATGTGGTGACGAAGGTAATAGTATAGGTGCGGCTATAACATATGGTAAATATTGTGGAACACGAAATAATTTTGATAGCATTTATTTAGGACCTAAACCTGTCTACAATATAAAAAAAGGAAACGATAAAATAGAAGATGTTGTAAAACATTTAGTTGATCAAAAAATAGTGGGTCTTTATCAAGGCAGCGCGGAAGCAGGACCTAGGGCTTTAGGAAACAGGTCATTATTACTAGACCCAAGAATTAAAGACGGTAAAGATATAATGAACAAAGTTAAAAACAGAGAATGGTTTAGACCGTTTGGTGCATGTATTCTTGAAGAAGAAGCAGACAAATGGTTTGACATGGCAGGCTTAAAAAATTCTCCATACATGTTATATGCTGTTGAGGCTTTAGAAGGTGTCAAAGAAAAAATACCAGCAGTTATACATGTCGATAACACTTGTCGGATACAAACAGTTAACGAAAAACAAAACCCTGTTTTGTATAACTTACTAAAACAATTTAATCAAAAAACCAATATTCCAATATTAATGAATACTTCTTTTAACTTAGCGGGTGAAACGTTAGTAGAAACTCCAGAGGATGCAATTGACACATTTAACAAATCAAATATAAATTGTATATACTTTGCCGACATAGATAGGATTTATATATAATGCATTTAAAACATAACATATGGTTTTTTAGAGATGCTCTGGATAAAAAATGGTGCAATGATTATATAAAAAAATATAAAAATAAAAGTTTTAAAGCAGCAAGAATTGGCGGCGATGGATCTAAACTTAAAGCATCACAAAATAGAAAAAAGAGAAATTCTTGTGTATCTTTTATTACAGGAAAAGAACCGTATAAAAAAATAAATCCATATCTAGACCTAGCTAATAAAAATGCAGGTTGGAACTTTGAAGTTAGTTGGAATGAGAACATGCAATTTACTAGATACAAAAAAGGACAATACTATGGTTGGCACATGGATATGTGGCATAAACCATATATTAATCACAGACACTCCCAATATGAAGGTAAGATAAGAAAAATATCCTGTAGTGTTTTATTAAATGACCCTAATGAATACAGTGGGGGAGATTTAGAAATAGGATATACTAACAATTTTGAAACTAGTATTGAAAAAAACAAATTTAATTTAAAACAATGTAATTTAGGACAAGGTTCAATTATTTTTTTTCCTGGGTTTATATGGCACCGTGTAACTCCTGTAACTAAAGGAACAAGATATAGTTTAGTGATGTGGACTATAGGAAAACCATATGTTTAATAAGAATAAATATCAAATATGTAGAAACATAATTAGTAAGGAACTAGCTAATTTTTTATTTAATTATTTAAGAATGAAAAAACAAACTTTTTATTCTTTAAAAAGATTGGGTATAAATAATGAACTATTGGGTTCTGATGGTGATAAGCAAGCACCGGGAAGCTATTCTTGTTATTCAGATATTGCTATGGAAACATTATTAGCAGCTACTAATGAAACACTAGAGAAAAAAACAAAACTTAAGCTATCTCCTACCTACACATACACTAGGTTATATAAAAACGCAGATGAATTAAAGAAACACAAAGACAGGTTTAGTTGTGAGATTTCCGGTACTTTAAATCTAGGGGGTGACATGTGGCCTATATATTTAGAAGACATTAAAGGAAAAGAAATTAAAGTTAAATTAAATGCAGGGGATGCATTACTGTATTCTGGAATGATCTTGCCTCATTGGAGAAAACCTTTTGAAGGTTATATGTGCGGGCAAGTATTTTTACATTATAACAACAAAGCAACAAAAGGTTGGGATAAGAATCTTTTTGATAGCAGACCTCATTTAGGTTATCCGTTTAAAAAATTATGATAAAAATTTTAGATGATTTTGTACCTTTAAGTATACAAAATAAATACATTGAATTATTAGACAGCAAAGAAATTGCATGGTTTTTTATGAAAGATTTAGTTTTTAAAAAAAATAATATAAGTTTTAAAAATGAAAACATAACAGACACGTTTGCTATGGTGCATACATTGTTTGCTCCTGAAGGAGCGAACTCAAATTATTATGGATTGTTTTCATCAATATTAAATTTTTTTTGTGTAAAAGAAAAAGTCAAAATTAAAGATATGATTAGAGTAAGGATAAGAAGAACCTTTCAAACTAAAGGTCACTCAAAAGAAAAATACAATGTGCCACACCTAGATGTTAAAGACCACTTACCTTACAAAACTTTATTATATTATGTAGATGATTCTGACGGCGATAGTGTTTTTTTTAAAAACACTGTGTCTGATAATATATTGTTAGATACAGATGCTGTGGTAGATAAAAAAATATCTCCTAAAAAGGGAAGAGCTATATATTTTGATGGAGAGATATACCACTCAGGCAATTGTCCAATTGACTTTAACAAAAGAACCATTATAAACTTTGATTTTAAAGTATGAAAGATTTTATAAAAAAACATTTAACTGACGTTAAACACGCTACTGAAAAACAAAAAGACAAAGAACTTTGGGATGTAGCTGGTGTATTAAAAAACAGATTAAATGAAAAATTAAAATACGATCTCAGACCATACAATACAGATGACCAAGGAAGAGACGTAAAACCATTAACTAATAAATCTAAGGCAGATAAAATTGTTTTTGAACAAAAAGATAAATGGGTTATTGTTGAAGCAGTAGAATTGCATGGTTTTATTATTACACACAAGTTAAAAGAAATTAATCTAGATGAAATTATTGATGCTTTGGAATGGAATATAAACATACAGAAATAAGAAATTTTAACTATTTATGATAACTGATGAACAACACATGTTTGGTCCCTTGTTGTACAAAACTAAACTAAGCACACAAGATTTATCTAAAGTAAAAAAACTTTGTAGTAAAAAAAACAAAGATGCTAGAGATACTTTAGCTGGAATTATTAATGATGAATATAAAATAGACGAAAAAAAATATGCAAAAATTGTTCAACCTTACTTCCAACCTTTTCAAAAAAGGTTTCATTTCTGGTACAAAATGCAATTATCAAAATTAAAATGTAATTCAGCATGGGTAAATTATATGAAAAGAAATGAATCTAATCCTCCACACCACCATATAAATTGTGATCTATCTAGTGTCTTATATTTACAAATACCTTCTGCATTAAAAAAAGAAAACAAAAATTATATAGGAAAGTCTTCAGGTCCAGGGTCTATAATTTTTACGTACGGAGAAAATAGAGAATACAACATTGATGAAAAAACATTTTTACCTAACAAAGGAGATTTTTTTATATTCCCTTATAACCTAAGACACTACGTATGTCCTTTTACAAGTAATGGAGAAAGAATATCTGTGTCAGCTAATTTTAAAATAATATGAAAACAGCTTTAGAAAATTATATACTTCATTTAAATAAATGGATTCCTGAAAACATTTTAAATGTTACTATTAAAGAGCTAACAAAAGAAAAAGACTGGACACAACATAAATGGTCCTATTCAAAAGAATTTAAAAAACAATCTAAAAATGGCAATAAAGAATTAGATGTTTGTAATGGAGACAGCTTAACACATCTTAAAGATTTACATGCTTTAACCTGGAAAGCTTTAGAAAAATATATTCTTATTGATAAAATAGGTGGAGAAATTTTTAATGGTTGGAAAGGGTTTAGTAAAATTAGATTTAATAGATATAAAAAAAATCAAATAATGTCTAAACACTGTGATCATATACATGGTTTATTTACAGGAAGAGTTAGAGGAATCCCTATACTAAGTATTATAGGTGTTTTAAATGATGACTATACAGGAGGAGATTTTATTATGTTTGATAATTATAAAATAAAACTTAAGGCTGGAGACTTAATTATATTTCCATCAATTTTTATGTATCCACATTTAGTTAAACCTATAAAAAAAGGAACAAGATATTCATTTGCATCTTGGTGTTATTAATGAAAACAATAATACTAGAGTCCTATGGTTTCCAAGACAAGTTTCAGCCTCATGACTTAGTTCAAGATCACCTAATTAATTTTTTAAACAAAACTGCAAATAATTTGGATTATCATCCTAGAGATAAAATTGATTATCTAGACTGGGAAAAAAGTACAAATATGGAAAGAGAATGGGTAAAGTTTATAAAACCTTTATTGGAAAAACATTTTTTAAAATGCATTAAAAACTTAAAGTTAAATACTGTACACATTAGAGACTTATGGTTTCAAAAATATAAAAAAGATGGAGTGCATAACTGGCACATCCATAGTAATAATTATACAGGGGTATATTATCTAAAATTTCCTAAACATTCTACTAAAACACAGTTAGTTAATAAACAAAAAATATTAGAGATAGATGCTAAAGAAGGCGACATAGTTATTTTTCCCAGTTTTGTAGTACACAGATCCCCTAAAATAACTGAAGACATAGAAAAAATTATTATATCATTTAATCTAGATTTTGATACACTTGAAGAGGATTATAAAGTATGAAATTTGCATTAAGAATTGAAAAAGAATTGAAAAGATCAACGTGTTTATATGGTTTTGATTTTGATAATTTTGACGGAACAGATTTTATAGAGATAATAGATGATGCATTAAAAAACAATTCTAAGTGGAATTACAATAGTAATGTTAAAGGTAAAAGAACAGAGAACATTTTTTTAAATAATCTTGTTTTTGAAAAAATTATGTTTTCTAGTAAAAACTATCTATCTTCTTTTACAGAGATATTAAATCCAGAATATACTATGTTAGATGCTTATGGAATCAGACTAGATAAAGGCGATTGGACCGCAAATCATAGGCATGGCCAAGCTGATATCTCTGGTATTCTTTATTTAAATAGCAGTAATCAAAAATTATTTTTTCCTAAACTTAAAGTTTACGTCAAACCTGAACCAGGAAGAATTTTATTTTGGGATAGTTTGTTAAGACACGAAGCTAAACCCAACCTTGAAAAAACACCTAAACATGCTATAGTTTTTAATCTATACTATGCACCAGGTGAATTTTCAGATTGAATTGCCCTGTAATCTGATATAGTATCTAATAAACAGGATTTTATATGCTACAAAAATTAGGCTTTGCTCCCGGATTCAACAAACAAGTTTCAGAACTCGGGGCCGAGGGACAATGGACTACTGGAAAT